AGGCCTTGACGTTGGCCAGGGTGGTCAGGTCCATTTAGTGTCCTCTTAAAAACCAGTTATCAGTGATCAGTGGCCAGTAATCAGTAAAAGCAAAGCAAAAACCAAGGCAAAGTCAAAAGAGAAAAAACTGATTACTGTTTACTGATTACTGATTACTGATCATATTTTAATCGTGTGCCGGATACCCACCCGGCGCCGGCGCCCCGGGTCCAGGTCCGGGGTTTCCGGAGCCTCGCCATCCAGGGGCAGATAGCCGCCCGCGATCAGCATGGGTGCCACGGAGTCGGGGACGTCCACCACCCCGTCAACCACCTTGTAATCCCGCTGGATGGTCACCGTGCGGATGGCCGGATTGGGGACCCGGAGCAACATTAAACCCCCAGTTATCAGTAATCAGTAACCAGTTATCAGTGGCCAGTGGTCAGTGGTCAGTGGTCAGTGGTCAGTGGTCAGTTTTTGCCTTTACTGATTACTGATTACTGATTACTGATTACTTGCCTTTGCCACTGACCACTGATCACTATCCGTTGGCGATGTTGGTGAGGATGGCCATCGCCGGCGGGAAGTAGTGCTTCAGCACGCCGTCGAAGTAGACGCCAAACTCATCGGCCCACTGCACCTTGGGCCAATCCACCGCGATGTAATCGAAGCGCAGGTCCATCTCCCGGACGTTGGCCACGTTGGAGAGGGGGTAAGGGATGATCAGGGTGTCGAACAGGATGGTGCCCGCCGGCATGTTGGGGTGCTGGCGGATCTTGATCTTCTTGCCGCCGCCCAGGCCCGCCCCGAACTTGTTCAGGTAGCTGTCCACCACCATGCCGCCCACCAGCTCCGATTGGTCCGCCTGGAACATGAAGTGGAAGGACTGGCTGGCGGTCGCGCCGGTGCCGGTGAGGATCTTCTGGGTGATGTTCTGGGCCTCCTGGCTGTTCACCCACATCTGCTCCGGGCCCAGGCGCCACTTGTCCCACATGTATTTCAGGACGGCGTCGATCTCCACCACGCCCCCCTTGCCGTCCCCGGTGAGGGGGGTGCCCACCCCCGGAGTGCCGGTGGCCTGGTTGGCGATATAGGCGCCGGAGTTGGCCTTCCAGGCCTGGTAGAGCAGGCCGTCATAGACCAGGGCGTTGAGGGAGTAATCCGCCGCGGTGAGGCTGGCCAGGGTCTGGGTGGAGGCCCCCACCGCGCCCAGGATGACGGAGTTGATGGTGGTGATGGCCGCCAGGGTGGCGGCGCCGCTGGTGCCGATGAACCAGGCGTAGGCCACCGCGCCGGGGACCACCGGGGTGTAGCAATTCACCGCGGTCTTGTTGTTGGCGGTTGTATGATTGGTGATGCCGGAGGCGAGGGAGCAGCCGCCGTTGATGGGGGTGCTGCCCCCGTAGGGGCCGGCGTTGCCCCGGGCGATGGTCTGGAAGATCTTGGTGGCCGCCGCGGCGACGCCGGGGCCTCCGGCGAAGTAGAGGCCTTCCAGGGTGAGGGCCACCACCGCCACGTCATATTCGGTGGAAGTCCCGAGAGTGCCGGCGGAGGCGTCGTCGACCACCGTGGGCGCGGTGGGCTGGGTCAGCACCAGGGCGGTGCCGTTGCCCCCCAGGTGCAGGAGCTCCTCGCCCAGGCGCACCGCCTTCAGGAGGTTGAGCCGGGCGGTGGCCCGGAGGTCCTGGTAGTTCACCGCGGCCCGCCAGGCCTGCTCGGTGACGTAGTCGTCCTGGCCCAGGAAGCGGTAGACCGCTAAATATTCCTGGGTGGAGGTGGTGACCACCCCGCCGCGCTTGCCCTCGGCCACGCCCAGGGAGAGGTTGTTGACGTTGACGCCGGTGATGGCCTTCCAGCTGGCCTGGGAACCGAAACCCCCCACGCTCCGGGGGATGGAATCGACCAGGGGCGTCAGGTAGGGGAAGAGGTTCTTGGCCGGGGCCTCCAGGTTGTAGGCTTGCAGGCCCACGGTGGCCACGGAGCTCTGGGTGAAGGCCTTGAGCAGCTCCGGGCTGGGGTTGGCCAGCTGGGCCTTGATCAGTTCCAGGGTTGCCGCGATTTGGTTTGCATCCATTTTGTCATCTCCTTTTGAAACCAGTTATCAGTTATCAGTAATCAGTGGTCAGTGGTCAGTGGTCAGTGGCCAGTGGTCAGTGGTCAGTGGCCAGTGGCCAGTTTTTGCCTTTACTGATTACTGATTACTGATCACTGATTACTGATCACTGATCACTTTCTATTGCCGTCCGATGATGAAGGGATTGGCCAGGGCCGCCTTCATCTGCTCTTTGGCGGTGGCCTCGTGGTCGACGCTGCCGTCGGCCTTCTTGACGGTCTCGACCTTGGCGGCCGGGTCATCCTGCCCCAGGTCCTGGGACTTGCTGACCACCCGCAGGGCCGGGCCCCCCCCCTTGGGGGTGTTGGCCTTGACGAGCTCCAGGTCCTTTTTCAGGGCCGCGACCTCTTCTTCCTTCTTGGCCAGGGCCTCGGCGTTGGCCTTCTCCAACTTCTCCAGGGCCTCGGCGTTGGCCTTCTCCAACTTCTCCAGGGCCTCGGCGTGGGCCTTCTCCAGCTTCTCCAGGGCCTCGGCGTGGGCCTTCTCCAGCTTCTCCAGGCCCTGGGCCTGCGCCTGTTCCACCTTCCCCAGGCGCGCCTCGATCAGTTGTTCAACCTCTGATTTCTGCATCTCGCTCACCTCTCTTTTTTCCGCTGCCGGGCAGTCGGCGCCCAGGGCCACGGAGTGGTTGTGGATTTCCTGAATCTTGCTGAGGTCGCCGCCGGAGTGGCGGGCGGCCGCCTTGGCCAGGGCGGAAGTGCTCTCCGCCTTTTCCTCCTTGGTGCTCCCTTCCCAGTTCGCGGGGAGCAGGTCGGTGGCCTTCAGGGCCCGGGCCCGGGAGATGATGTGCTTCTGGGCCGCCTCCTTATCCTTGGCCCGGCCGTAGGCGTGCACCGCGTTTTCCAGGTCCTCCCGGTTGACAATGGGGAAGGAGCCGTCCGGGAGGGCGTGGCCCTTGTCGGCCAGCTCCTTGCGCTCCGTGTCGGAAAACTCCCGCTTTTCCACGGAGCCGTCGGCCTTCACCAACGTGAAGCGGGCCGTCTTCAGGCAGGGGTTGTCCACCAGGGAGACTTCCTTGGGCAGCGCGGTGTAGCGCATCAGGTTGCCGTCCTTCCAGCGCTTGGCGTAGGAGCCGCCGATGGACAGGCCGGTGTAGACGCCCTCGATGCACTTCTCCAGCTCGGCGGCGTCGACGATCTTGGCCGCCACGTCGATGGCCTTCTGCTCGTCAAGATAGCTGATCTCGGTGAGCTTGCCCGCGGCCACCTGGCCGTGCATCCCACGGACGTTGCCCAGGGAGAGCCCCCCGGTGGCTTCGGCGATCTCGTCGCTCCAGCGCTTAAAATTGGGCTTGGAGGATTCGTAATCGAGGATCTCGCCTGCCGCGTCCGGGATTTCCTCGGTCATGCGGCCGTAGATCATGCCAGCCGCGGCGTCGACCTTGGTGAGCTGGGCGAACAGTTTCATGGCTATCCCCTTTCCTTGCAAGACAAGTAATCAGTGGTCAGTGGCCAGTAATCAGAGGCCAGTGGTCAGTGGTCAGTGGCCAGTGATCAGTAAAGGCAAAAACAAAAACAAAAACTGGTTACTGGTTACTGATTACTGATTACTGATTACTGATTACTGATCACTGATTACTGAATTTAGCTCCCTCTTTTTCTCGAAACTTTTTTGCCCGCAGGCATTTCAGCTTCGGGGGCCGTTTCCCGCACGCCTTTAGCCTTCCTGCATCCGGCCTCAAGAAAGAAATCTAACTGGCTTTCAGGGACCGCGATCTTGCCCGAGGCGTACACCTGGACCCTATTGCCGTCAGGGCCCACAAAAACGGTCACTCCGGGGGGGGCCTTCAAAATGATAAATCTTTCCATCCGATTCTCCTTGAGGATGGCGGGATGCGCTGCGCTTTCCCGCCCTACATTTAGCTATAGGTCTCCACGCTGGTGACCCCGGTGACGCTGAACCCGCAGATGGTCTCGGCGGGGATGGTCAGGGTGTCGGTGTCGGTGGCCAGGGGCGAGCCGCCCTCGGTGATGACCACCGTCGCCACCCCGTTGACGAAGGTCAGGGTGGTGGAGACGATGGTGGCGGTGCCGGTCCCCCCGCCGGTGTGGGCCACGGCGATGGAAACCCCGGAGGTCACGGCCCGGTTGTACCAGGTGTGGACTTCCCCGGCGGCGTTCTTCAGGGTGACGGTCACGGTGCGGTTGGCCGCGGAGCCGTGGCCCGTGGTCAGGGTGGCCGGGGAGATCACGAAGACCATCTGGTTCATGGCCGCCTGCTGGAGCATGTAGGTGGTATATTCCTGGAAGCCGGCGGCGGCAAAATATTGCTCCTGGGTCAGGAGGGCGGTCACGTGCCCGTTGGCGTCCGGGGTGACCACGCTGCCGTCGGGGCCGATGAACTGGGTGACGCCGGCCGGGGCCTTGAGGACCACGGTGGTGGTTTGCGCCATTGCCTGGGAAGCCGCCAGCAGCAGGACCAGAATAAGGCAAAATAAAGCGGCAAGTCTTTTCATCTTCTTTCTCCTTTTTTAAGTGATCAATGATTAGTAATCAGTAATCAGTAATCAGTAATCAGTAATCAGTAACCAGTAACCAGTTTTTGTTTTTGTTTTTGCCTTTACTGATCACTGGCCACTGACCACTGGCCTCTGATTACTGGCCACTGATAACTGAAAACTTTCTTTTGCTTTTGCCTTTACTGATTACTGTTTACTGTTTACTGATTACTCTTTCTCTCCCAGCTCCGGGATCACGTCGCACTCGCAGTTGGGGTGCGCCGGGGGTGCGTCGTCCCCGGAGGAAAAGTCCTGGTCCAGGGGGATCACGCCCTCGTCGGCGTTGCCGTTGCACTCGTCGTCCTGGGGGTGCTCCGAGCCCAGGATCCACTTCTTGCCGCTCACCAGGCCGCTGGCCCTGTAGGCCATCATGTTGCCCTGCACGTCGGCCTTGGCGATCTCGGTGCGGGCGATCATGTCGCAGCGCCCTGCCGAAAAGCCGAAATTATCCTGGAGGACGCCGCTCAGCCGGGCGGTGCTCCAGCCCTCCTGGACCGCCTGGGTGACGTCGGCCCGCAGGTAATCACGGGTCGACTCCTCGATCTTGGTCACCAGCTCCGCGGCCCGGTTTTCGGCCCACTCCACCGCCAGCTTGTTGACCTGGCTGGTGATGGCGGAGTCCTCGAAGTCGAGCTGGACAAAGGCCGCCAGGCCGCCGTTTTGGGCCGCCTGGGCCAGGATGGCGGCAACCTCCTTGCGGGTGGCGGCGATGCCGGCCAGGTCCAGGTCGGCCAGGAGCTTATCGATCTTTTCATCATCGTCAGTTTTCAGTAACCGGTGATCAGTAATCAGTGATTTTTCGCCGCCTTGGCCTTTTTTACTGGCCACTGGCCACTGATCACTGATAACTTTCTTCAGCCCCAGACCTTTGGCGAGGCTGGCCGCCGCGGCCGGCAGATCGGCCTCGAAAGCCTTTTGAAACAGCTTCTTGATGTCGGCCCGGGCCTGGGCCATGGGCGGCCGGTCTCTATCTATGGGCTCGATCTTCATTTTTTTTTTAGCGGCCTTATCCAGTTTTTTGCTTTTGTCTTTACTGGCCACTTCCGGTTCTTCGCCTTTGCCTTTTTCTTTGTCTTTGTCTTTACTGGCCACTGGCAACTGGTCACTGGCCACTTCCGCTTCTTTGCCTTTGCCTTTTTCTTTGTCTTTGTCTTTACTGGCCACTGGCAACTGGTCACTGGCCGCGTCCGGTCCTCCCGGCTCCGGCTGCTCCTTGCCGATGTCGTCCAGCAGCACCGGCCCGATGCCGGGGATGATGATGAAATTGGGGATGCCGTCGTCGTCCAGGCCCCGCTTGGTGCGTATCTCCCGGCGCGTGACGATGCCCGCGGCCACGTCCGAGGCGTCGATCGTGGCCTGGACGTCCGGGGCCACCGACTCTTCCTCCTGCCAGGCGAACTCCAGGTCGTAGAATCCCCAGTAGCGCCAGATGATGTAATCCATCAGGTCCTTGATCCACTGCATCAGGGGCTGCAGGCCCTCCTCCAGGGCGGTCTGCTGGACCGACTGGGCCACCGCCCGGTTCATCTGGCGCACGAAGGGGGTCGGAGGGAGAGAGTGGCAGTAGCAGACCACCCGGGCCAGCCATTCGTCGAACTCGTCCTTGAGGCCCTCCAGCTTGGGGAACAGGGGCTTGGCGCCGGAGGGCACGAAGATCATCCGCCGGCGCATGGCCAGGTTGCCGCTCAAGAGGGCGTCCCAGTAGCCCTGGAACTCCCCGATCTGCGCCGCCGACCATTCCTGGGGGCACTCGGCGAAGCCCTCGGGGATGCTGCCCTCCATGTAGAAGTTGAGCTGGAAGAGCTGGCGCCGCAGGGCGATGTTGACGATCATGATGGTCTGCTCCACCGGGGAGTAGCCGTAGAGCCTCCAGGAGCGGGGGTTGCGGGGGACGTAGACCAGCTCCTCGGCGGTGTATTCGGTGGCCGGGATGCCGTGGATGATCTGCTGGTAGGCCGGGGCCGGGGGCACCGGGGTGCGCCCGTTGCCGTCGATCACCAGCTTGATGGTGGCGCCGTCCACGATCTCCAGGGCGTAGAGCTTGTCGTTCAGGTTCTGGCGGGGGTAGATGGCCGGGGCGTCGATGACAAAAACATCTTCCATGAGCATCCTGAGCCAGGCCTGCCAGGAATGGAGCCGGTCGGGGAAGCGCAGAAAGGCCTCGATCTCCTGGACCCGCTTGTCGTCCGGGGCCACGTCGGCGCCCTCCTTGCCCCTTATGCTCGTCTTGAGCTTGACGAGCTGGTCCTTGCGGGTCTCGATGCACAGCCGGGTGATGTCGTGGGATTCCGCCAGGTTGCGCAGCAGCTCGAAGGGGAGGTAGCCGGCCCGGGGCTGGATGGTGAGGTTGTAGCCCACCGGGAAATCGTAGGCCCGGGCCGCGGCCTCAGGGGGCGCCTGGGGCTGGATGGGCACGGACGGCCCGAACCAGTCCTCGGACTGCTGGGGCGCCGGCAGGGTGCGCATGCCGCCGGCCGCCAGGTCGGCGAAGGCCGGGTCGATGGGCGTCCGCAGGGCCTGGGCCCTTTTCAGGATGCCGGTATCGGAGTCGCGTTCCATAGTGGTCAGTGGTCAGTGGTCAGTGATCAGTAATCAGTGGCCAGTAATCAGTGGCCAGTAATCAGTGGCCAGTAATCAGTAAA